ATATCCTTCCCGTGACAAAACGCATCAAGAACCCCTGATCTTTTCAAATCTTGGAACACATAATACTGAAGATATGTCACAGATCCACACATGTTCCTTGAAGGAACGAATATATTTCTGGGACGATCGGGACGATTCATAAGGAAACCTCTCTCCAACTCAAAATTTGAAGTCCTCCATTCTTCTCCAGATTTTATCATCACTTGAAATGACGAAACCCAATCTGATGGGGAGTTCCGACAAAATTGCTTATTGCATCCAGCTAGATACTTCTCTCTTTTCCCTTGATCCCATTTCTTCTCCATGGTCCATTCAATTGGAGACAAGAATGTCATCTGTGATACCGGTGTGTCATTAATCCTGGATAGAACATCTTTCATATCTGTTTCCACAAACTTTGAAAACTCTTCAACAATGATGGGATCAGGAGTAGTGCTTGGAGCAAAGTGTCTTTTAATTAGTCCGGTTAGTTTGTTATGAGGAGATTTGGAATCCCACTCGTAAGGATACATAATTCCTTCAGGACCTTCGATGGTGTATCCAGAGTGAATGATTTCAGCCTTTCTCGGATTTGTTGATTGATTATCTGGATGAATGATCCATTCTCGAATGCGGTCCAGGGCAACTAGATTTTGATTGTCATGTTCTAGACATGGGGCAAGTTTTACGTCTTCAACTTTTAGTGGATATTGATGATAGTAATACAGTTCTTCTTTCATTAATTTCATCTCTCTAGGACGCTTAGCTCTATCAGTATTCTTGTCAGAGTTGAATTCTGATTTCACTAATTGAGCTTCTTTCTTTCTCGTCATTTCGTATCTCCACTCATGTGATACTAACTTTCCAACTTGTGCTTTTATTATCAAATCTTCATTGTCGATCTTTTCTGGAACTGATTCATTGGATACCCACCACAACCATAGGAATTCCGTGAACTGTTTATTTACTTCAAATGGTTTCAAAGTCACAGATCGACCGCCAATTAGCCCTCCCAGAGAAAAGAATGTGTCGTATCGTTGTAAACGAAAACCATCTACCTGTCCAGGAAATGCACAAGCAATCATGCCGATCTGTCGATCAATCGTAGAAGCGTTCCGCAATAATCTCTTTAACTTTTGGACAATTAAATCTCGAGAATAATGGCGGAAATTATTCATTGTCAAAGTTTGTAGTGTCGATTGAGACTCGGTATTCAACAAGAAATAATGAGCTTGT